TCTGAGTGTTCGCATCAGCGTCAATCGTTTGGGATATATTCGATAAATCTTGATACTTTTTATCACTTGAACCATCGTCAATATCGACCGTTCCAAGATTATCAGTATCCTGAGTGAGCTTACCCATGATATCTTGCGTTTCTTGTGACGCCATCACCGGACGTGCGATCAAACGCTGCATGGTTGGAATCCAGTTTGGAGTGTAACCATTCGTGCTCCATGCAACATCACTGACTTCCAAATAACGAAGCACTGGCTTCAAGCTCGGAGTATACTGCGTTTCTGACGGGAGTTGGAGAATGTCACCAATAACAAAAGGACGCCCAAGTAACGATATCGCAGATGAAAAGCTTACTTCAATAATCCACTCGTCTCCAGAGAATTGAGTACCGAAGCCCCACTTGGATTGATTGGACTGAATGTCAATTGGCTGATAAGAACCTTTCATTCGAATGGGGTTCTCATCATAATCTCGATCCCTATTCTCTAGAAAGATACGGTCCTGTATGTTGTCTACACGAGTTGCTTCATAGTCAAGAAGTTGCAATGCTTGAATTTCCCAAGCATCAGTCTCAGTACCGTTGAACGCGATAGGTCTTAGACGCCAGAAGCGTGAAGGCACGCTACGCTTGAAATTCACACGAGCCGCACCCTCACAATCTGGAAGATCGACAACCTGTACACCAAACCACTTCTCACCATCACTAGAACGCTCTACACGAGCCTTAGTGACACGATTCTCTGAGCGGCATCCCTGTCTAATCTTAATCGCCGCTACATCATGCTTGACAAACGTTTCTAGACCGTAACGTTTCCTTCCATTGTCGAGTAGTAATTCACCGAAATCATATCCAATATAAGCAGACGACGTAACTTCAGCCCCAAGCTGAATAGAACGCCATTGCGTTGGGAATAAAGTGAATGCATTCGTAGCTGGGAAATTGGGGTGCGAGCCATTTGAAACCGCAACACCACTTCTCCCAGTCAAGTCCTGTAGATAGCCTTGTTCATGCACACCAAGCATGCGATATACGTTGACTACAGCACCACCGATAGTGATAGACTCACTAATATAAGCATCAATGACACAAGAGTCTGCGCCTTCGGTAAGCTCCCATGCTGGGGTCGGATCATCACTCGCACAGTTTAACGCCGGATTCAAGGACTTACATATCTTAGAGAGTGCATCATTCTGTGGCGGGGCAATAAAATTACCATCCCCATCTACAGGACAATTACCACTGTTTAGTAATGCATCTAATTGACTTGTTATACTCATCTGTTATCCAATAAAGAACTGTGATTGTACATCGGCATTGTGATCCTGCATTGAACGGTCGAATAGCTCTTCTCTCAACTCGACCTTCTCGTTCTCGGCCTGTGTGATCAATTCCTGTGAGTTCAATGTTGTTGATCCATTTGGACCCGGTAGCGACTGGTATTTACCACGAACCTGAGATAGCATCATCTTAGCCTCAGCAATAGCCCACTTCTTAATCCAAAGTGACAAGTAACGGTTTGTAATAAGCTTTTGTTCCGATACCTCAATAAACGCATCAAGCATGACGCGCTCATTGCTATAAAATATTTGATGGAAGCTAAGTGTTCTATTATCCTCGTAGAAAGTGTACACCAACTGGTCTGCAAACAAGTACTGCAAATCTTCGATATAGCTAGACACCATATGGTAAGACAACATATCAAACGTACCCAGTGAATACAATTGCTGCAACGCGGCGTATCCATAAATATCGTTTCCACCAAATCCACCAGTACCCGTGCCCAAGAATCCACCTCGCATACGATGGACCGCATTGATGTTTACAATTTTATTGAACCCAACACACGCGTTCGTCAATGAATATTTTTGTTGATTAGGAAGCACGTCTAAGAAGAACAACACATGCTCGTAAGAGTAGCTTGAATACTTCCGCACCATCAATAATGAGTTGTCAATACACTCATCCAGCTGCTGCTTAGTAAGCTCAACAGTTGTGCTTACAGTACCAAGAGCTACACGAATCTGCTCTTGTAATTTACGTCGCTCATCAGGTGATCCATCTGTACCTACACCAAGCTCACGATACATCGGACCATTGTTGTTAGTGCTACGCCCAGTAGCTGGCGCATAGCGAATAACTGGCTTGTTTATTTTTACAAATATAGCATCGGATTGGGTTGAATCAACTTCAATTCGCTGATCGCAACCGGTGGCGCACGTCTTAAATCTAACAATATCACGACCAAATTTATCGAAATCATTGAATTGTCCAAATTGATCAATGTTTATGTTGGGGACATTATCAAAGCACACTGCACGGTCGAATAACAACTCTACTGATGCCAACCCGCACGATACTAACCACATCGTACCGTTCCATTGATACAACTCATCCTCAACCGTGTTGAAGAAGTAGGTATCTACCTCGGAGGCCAGTGAATCCCGGCTGTATACCTGTTCAACCCACGCTCCCACTTCTCGCAAGAAAAGCTGGTCATCGTCGCCATCAAACCATAGAATGCCGTCAGACACACCGTATGGGTCATCTTCGTCACGTATAGCTTCAATTGAAACAAACTCCACACCATCCCAAATAAAGAAGGTGCCGTCTGCCGTATTGAGCCATACGACACCTATAGGAAGGTTGGAGGGGTCATACATTGAACAAATGAACGAAACATTTGAACAGTTCAGACCAGTGATCTGCTGCATAACTTCAGTTTCAGGGTTATACCATATCGTACCACCCGGCAGCGCTGAAGGACTAGCAGGATCATCAACGCTCTGGAAAAATGCGTCCACTTCATCCCACTCATTGTTAACGTCGTCCCACTTAAATAGCGTATCTATACCAACATCAACATTCCACCATAGATCACAGCTTTCACGAGTAGCAGGATCAGTTGCAGCAATAACAACATTAATTTCTACCCACGCATCATTCGCACCATTGCGCTGATACAGGCGCTGTTCTGTTGTATCGAACCAGTAATGATTGGCAACCGGATTAGTCGGCTCTGTAGCCTCGTATCGGATGTTGGTCACATCGGACCACTCACCAGCAATACGAACAAATGCTAATTCGGTTGCACCACTGTACCAAAAATCTCCATCGGAAATTGTGTTGGGGTCAGTGTCCCAAACAATTGGATCGACTTCATCCCACTTACGACCATCAACATTGCGGCCACTTACGGTGCCGTCAGTTTCGTTGTACCAATACGTTCCAGATGATAGAATAGGCGGAAGTAGCGGATTACGGACTTGGATAATAGTATTACGCTTGCACCATGTACCAGCTTCCCATACCCATGCAGTAGTGTTTGTTGCGTCCAAGCCCCCATTACTTTCGAGAACTTTATCTAACCACACGGTACCGTCAGATGGATTTGATGGATCAGTTGCAAATTCAATAATTGCACTTACAAGTGCCCACCCGGCGGTTTCTCGTATACGAAGTTCTTTGGTGGAAGGCTTATACCAATATGTACCAATTACAGGTAGTGCAGGGTCTTCATCTAAAAAGATAGCATCCTGTTCAATGTTCTGCGAACCATCCCACTGATATACTTTCTTATTCGACTCGTCTACTTGAAACTTTCCCGTATTGGGGAAATTGGGACCTAAAATGGGCTTAACAAGCAACTTGAGACGCTTGTTTAAAACTGATGCAATATCCTCGTAGGTCTGCATATCGCTTCCCCGAAGGTCATCGAAACTGTAGCAGTCACCATTTATTTCTACGCGAAAGGTATACGTTGCTCCCTTGGCAAGTCCTGTTCTAGTCTTTACTGTAATACCTTCCGGGGTGTCGATCTGAAGATCATGAAATGCTGGCTGCTCTGGGCCAGACTTATCCGTTTCAGATTCACCGGTAGGTAAGCTATATGCGTGGACCCCTTGACGATAATAGTTACCAACCTGATCTACCGCGTAAGCTGACACATAGTATGGTGTCTTGTTGGCAACATCAGTTACAGTAATCTCAGTTGTCGTGCGATCATGGTAAAATGCTCCCACCACAGATGCTACATTTATCTTGTCACCTGTATGTAGGTCAGAATCAAATGTTGTATCAGCATCATAGTACTCACCGTTCTGGGGGGATGAACTGATATAATTTGCTGGGCGACTGCTTACCGTGACTACGATACCATCGTAAATCAAATCTTCGACACTGCAACCAGAAATGCTCGGAATGTTCCACTTGATGGTTGCAGTTCCGTCGCCATTGCGAACAAGCTTGAGGGTAATATCCTCCGCTTCATTCTTGAGGCGCTCTGGAGAGTCTGCATGCTTATCGTAAATAGCCATTTGATATCCTTTTGGGTCTATGGATATTTATCACTGCGCATAAAAAAACTCCACATAGGCTTGCCCCCCGTGAAGTTTTCCCATTTAAGTTCAGTTATTCTAGTGGGTTACCCTCAAACATCAGGCCCGTAATCTCACCGTTGATGCGTATCAAATTCCGCTCAGAATCACCAATTACAGTTACCAGTTTTAGATTTAGCAAATACAATAGAGTATTTGTTCGAACAACATTGCTTTCGTAAAATGTTGACACGGTAAGGTCTTTAACATAGTTATACAGTAATATTTGAGTTGGCTGCCGGAACATCATAAATTTATTTATAACAAGTTCAGGAACGCCTGCTGATATTGCACGGTCATGTAAAGTCCTATCACCTGTAGACAGTTTTTCATGAACGAGTGCCATCCATTGGGCAGGTGTCATGTCTTCAATGTTTTCATTAATCAATGACAGTGCAATTTCTTTTAAGCATACAACTTTAATTTCCAAAAGTTTGCGAAACATTTTCTGTCTGATCGGTTTCAAATTCCCATTGAACGACATTGAGGGTATTTCGTTTGAAAGTTTAAACTCTATGTTAGCAAACAGCTGATTAGCTAAAAGCTCGTCCTTAGCAATTTGAATTCGCGCAATATCTCGATCACTCCATACCTTCATGCGGTTGCTAACGTAGCGCAACAACGCAATGCCACACACAAACAAAAAGAGTGCTGCCCACCCGTAATCATGTAGTACCCTCATGGCATCATTAAACATTAAAGAAACTCCTTTTGCTTCCTTAATTATTTATGGATAGGGTAACTAGAGTTTGAGATAAACGTGTTCCTCACACTCTTGAATGAATTCCAGCAATAAAGGCAAGCCATCCCTTTCAATTCCATGGAACTTACTAAGAATTGTATCACAAATTATATCCGTAAAATATGCTAAGTTTTTATTTTCATGAGGGTTGAGAAACGTGCGTAAATCTTGAACGATGTTGACTCTTGTCTTTGTAGTCAGAGGGTCAGTGGCAAGATAGGCTTCAACACAATGTTTAAAGCTAGCAAATAATTCGTCAACGTTGTCTTCATACGGACAGACATGCCACTCGTCAATGAGTTGGTTCATATTAACTTTCAATGGTATTACTGTTGATCCACTTGTGGATTTTTTTGTTGTTCCAGCAGGGGTACACTTCTTTATCACCATCTTCGGATATAAGAACAATACGTTTTGCAGTCGGGTAATCATCAAATTCATCTACCTTTTCCCAAAGGACTTCAATTCTGTCCTTTGGTCGGAAGGATACATAACTTCGATCATCGTTGTCCAGTGCTTCAAACACCGGGAACTTACAATACTTTTTCAACGTGTATTCATTCCGAATACGTGGTACACTATCACACGCTGATAAAAGCTTCTTCTTAGAAACATAGTACTCACTAAAGCTTAATCGTTTCATATTACTCTTCATCGTCTGCTAGTTCGATGTGCGGCCAGTCCATAAACTTATGGTCCGTAATATCACCGTCTACGTCCCAATCAAAACCGAAACGTAATTTAATACCCTTAACAACCGCGATGCCTCTAATCAATCCACCAAGGTGTGCAAACCTTTTAAGGTCTTCCCAATCAATTGGATACGGTGCAATGTCTACTGCACGTGAAGGCATACTATTATGCTTGCTGTTTGGCCACTGTACCTTACTGTTTTCAGATTGAAACGCAGTGGTCTGATCTGCTTCATTTCGGTGCCCACATAAAACACTGAAATCAACATGTTTAATAGCTTCGTTAAGGATTTCTTGTAGTTTTGGATGGCATGTATCTAAACGTCGTTGGGATGTGGGTCCAAATTTGTACATTACACAACTCCTGTTTTCAATATTTATATCCTATGAAAACATTAGTGGAATATATTGGAACATATGGACAGTAAATAATGCCAATACTGAGCGCTTCATTATAGTTAGCGCTCGCTTGGCGCATATTACCATCGGCTTCCTCAAGAAATTTAGAAAAATCTAATCGGTCAATGTGGTCTTCCACTCCACTCCACCTGAAGCTTCAAGAA